TGCGGGCCTGCGTGCGCGGCACGAACGACTTTCCCAAGCGCATCTACTTTACCTGCAACCCCGGCGGCGAGGGCCACGCCTGGGTCAAGCGCCTGTTTATCGACCGGCGCTTCCGGGAGGGCGAGGAACCGGAGGACCACAGCTTCATCCAGGCCCTCATCACCGACAACCGGGCGCTGATGGAGAAAAACCCGGACTATCTCCGCCAGCTGGAGAGCCTGCCGCCGAAGCTGCGGGACGCCTGGCTCCACGGCAACTGGGAGATCTTCGAGGGGCAGTTTTTCGAGGACTTCCGCATTGAGCCGGACAGGAAGGCGGCCTTGGCCCACGGCTGCGCGCTCACGCGCGAGGAGCTGAAGGAGCAGGGGCGCTGGTGCCATGTGATCGCCCCCTTCGATCTCGCCGCGGGGCCGCGGCGGAGCTGGAGCATCGTGCGAAGCTACGACTTCGGCTACGGCAAACCCTTCTCCTGCGCCTGGTGGGCGGTGGATTATGAGGGGGTGGTCTACCGCGTGCTGGAGCTCTACGGCTGCACCGGGACGCCGAACGAGGGTCTGCGCTGGACGCCCGACCGGCAGTTTCAGGAGATTGCCAGGATCGAGGCCGAGCACCCCTGGCTCAAGGGCCGGCGCATCGAGGGCGTGGCAGACCCCGCCATCTGGGACGCAAGCCACGGCGAGAGCGTGGCCGAGACCGCGGCGCGCTACGGGGTCTACTTCACGCCCGGCGACAACAAGCGCATCCCCGGCTGGATGCAGTGCCACTACCGCCTGCAGTTTGACGATGAGGGCAGGGCGCGCATGTACGTGTTCGATAACTGCCGCGCCTTCCTGCGCACGATCCCGCTTCTGCAGTTTTCGAAGAGTGAGCCGGAGGATCTCGACACCGGGCAGGAGGACCATGCGGCCGACGAGTGGCGCTATCTCTGCATGTCGCGCCCGGTATCGCCGCTCAGACCCGTGGAGACGCGGGCCGTGATGGTCGACCCCTTGAAAAAGTGAGGAGTGTGGGCTTGGCTCCCCCGCCGGGGGAGCTGGCACGGCGCGTGTCCGTCCGCGCCGTGACTGAGAGGGTGTATGTTGACGCACAGCCCTCTCCGCCCCAGTGTGCGCACTGGGGCACCTCCCCCCGGGGGGAGGCAAGGCGGCGGTATGAAAAAGGAAGGAGAAATGTATGGACAAGGAAACGGTCCTGCCGGTCGATGAGAAGCGGCTGGCGGAGTTTACAAGGATTTTGCAGAAATACAAGGCGGGCAAGGCCAGCATCGAGCGGCGCACCGTGGCGGCGGAAAACTGGTGGAAGCTCCGAAACTCCGCCGAGGAGCGCAAAAGCCATGACGTGGACGGCGGCTTTCAGGCCGTGTCGGGGTGGCTGCACAACGTCATCGTCTCCAAGCACGCCGACGCCATGGACGCCTTTCCCGAGCCGAACATCCTGCCGCGCGAGCCGGACGACCGCCCGGAGGCGCGGGTACTGTCCAAGATCCTGCCCGTGATCCTGGAGCAGAACGCCTTTGAGCGCACCTACTCCGACGGGATGTGGCAGAAGCTCAAGACCGGGACGGGCGTGTACCGCGTGGGCTGGGACCCGGAGAAGGCGGGCGGCCTCGGCGACATCGCCATCGAGCGGGTGGACCTCCTGAACGTGTTCTGGGAGCCGGGCGTGCGGGATATTCAGGAGAGTGCCTTTTTCTTCCACACAAGGCTGGAGGACAACGAGAGGCTCTCGGCGCAGTACCCGCAGCTTGCCGGAAAGCTCAAGGCCATGAGCTTTGCGCCGACGCGCTTTCTCTACGACGACAGCGTGGGCGTTGACGGGAAGAGCACCGTCATCGACGTGTACTACAAGAAGCGGCGCGAGGGGCGCGACGTGCTGCACTACTGCAAGTATGTGGGGCAGACGGTCCTGTACTCCACCGAGAACATGGAGGCGATGATGCTGGATGCGGGCGGGGAGCCGGTCTCCCGCGGCCTCTATGAGCACGGGCGCTACCCCTTCGTGTTCGACAGCCTCTTCCCCGTGGAGGGCAGCCCCTGCGGCTACGGCTTCATCGACCTCTGCCGCAACGCCCAGACCCAGATCGACATGCTGCAGACCGCCTTTCTCAAAAACACCATGGTCGGCGCGGTGCCCCGCTACTTCCAGCGCTCGGACGGCGCGGTGAACGAGGAGGAGTTCTTGAACCTCTCCAATCCCATCGTGCATGTCTCCGGCAATCTCGGCGAGGACAGCCTGCGCATCGTGGACTACCGCCCGCTCAGCGGCAACTATCTGGAGATGCGCGCAAGCGTCATCAACGAGCTCAGGGAGACCTCCGGCAATACGGAGACCTCGGCGGGGCTTGCCAATGCCGGCGTCACCGCCGCCTCCGCCATCGCGGCTCTGCAGGAGGCCAGCGGCAAGGGCAGCCGCGATTCCGCCCGGGGCAGCTACCGCGCCTACGCGGAGATGATTGAGCTCTGCATCGAGCTCATCCGCCAGTTTTACGATCTGCCCCGCCAGTTTCGCATCACGGGCGGCCTCGGGATCGAGCGCTTCGTGAGCTATGACAACCGCGGCCTGCGCCCCCAGGCGCTCTACGGCCCGGAGGGCATGGAGCTGGGGCTTCGCCGCCCGGTCTTCGACATCCGCGTCATTCCGCAGAAGAGCAGCGCCTACACCCGCATGAGCCAGAACGAGCTGGCGCTGCAGTTTTATCAGCTCGGCTTCTTCGCCGCCGAGCGCAGCGACCAGGCCCTCGCCTGCATGAGCATGATGGAGTTTGAGGGCAAGGACGAGCTGATGCAGCAGCTTTTCTATAACGGCAATATCCAGAAGGAGCTGGCGCTCTATCAGCAGTACGCCCTGGCCATGACGCAGAAGTACGAGCCGGAGCGGGCGGCGGCGCTGATGGCGGGCATCACGGGCAGGGCCGCCCAAAAGGCCCCCGCGCCGAAGGCCGCGCGGAAAAAGAGCGGCGGCGAGGGCGCACGCATGGAGCGGGCGAGAGCCAGGGCCTCGGGCGCGTCCCAGCCGGGAGGCGGACGATGACGCGCATCCGCTATGATCGGGCGGGCCTGCGCCTGGAGATGGAGGGCCACGCCGGGGCGGGGGAAAAGGGCGCGGATCCGGTGTGCGCGGCGCTCAGCATGCTGATGATGACCCTCGAGCGGCGCGTGCTGGAGCGCGCGGAGAAGACCCTGCCCGCCCTCCGGCGGGGGCCGGGCAGCTTCATGATCGCGTGCAGGCCCGAGGCGGGGGAGGAAGCTCTCTGCCGCGAGAGCTTTGACACGGTGGCCGCGGGCCTGGCGCTGCTGGCCGAGAACAGGGCGGAGAACGTGTCCTTTTGTCTCACGGGCGAGGACATGGAAGAGGAGGACGAGCAATGAACCCGGAGGAGAAGACAAGAACGGATTACAGCGACACCATGGAGGCGCTGCGGCAGGCGGAGAGCGCCCTGCCGGATTTCAGCACCAGCTATGACGGGGAGATCAGGCGGCTCTATGAGCAGATCGTGAACCGCCCGGCCTTTCAGTATGACCCGGTGAGCGACCCTATGCACCAGAGCTACCGCGACCGGATGGTCAGCGAGGGCGGCCGCGCCATGCGCGATACCGTGGGCCAGGCTTCGGCCCTCACGGGCGGCTACGGCTCAAGCTATGCCGAGCGCGTGGGCCAGCAGCAGTACGGGCTGTACCTGCAAAAGCTCGGCCAGATGATGCCGGAGCTTTACGAGGCGGCCTATGCGCGCTACCGCGATGAGGGTGCGGATCTGCAGGGGCAGCTCACGATGGCCAGGGGCCTTGCCGACAGTGAGTACGGCCGCATGCGCGACCGCTTCAGTCTGGCGGCGTCCATGGAGCAGCAGCGCTATGACCGCGAGCAGGACGCCTGGGCGCGCGGCGAGAAGAGCTATCAGAAGCTGGTGAGCCTCATTTCCCAGAGCGGCTATGTGCCGAATGAGGCGGAGCTTCAGGCAGCGGGCATGAGCCGCGCCCAGGCCGAGGCGCTCCGGAACGATTACCTGATGAAAAACCCCATGGCCATGATGCTCTCCGGCGAATGGCCGCTCGCGGGCATCGGGGGCGTCGGGGGCGACGGCGGCGGCTACGCCTACACCGGCGGCGGCAGCGCCAAGAGCAGCACCAGGAGCGGCAGCGCGAAAAAGACAGGCACGAAGAGCAGCAGCCCCGGGCCGAAGGATCAGGCCAAGCTCGGCGCCGGTCAGAGCGCCAAGAGCAAATAAGTTGCCCTTTCCCGGCATCATGCCGGTTCCCCGCTGCAGAGGGGAGATACAATTCGATTGCGAAACGGTGTTTCACAATCGAGGTACCCGCGCTTATCGCCCGCGGCTTGCGTGAGACGCCGCGCCTGGTCGGCGCGGGGGCTCGCAGTGCTCGCCTCAGGGTGTTTTTGGGCGGCATAGCTGTACCAAAAACGAAGGGAAGTGCGGGCCGAAATGTGAAAGGCTTACGCATTCAGAAGAAAGGAGACAGAACATGAGCAAGGAAAAGCGGCCGGAGGAGGAGCCGGTCACGGGCGCGGAAAACGCCGTTTCGGAGGAGACGGTGCCTGTCGACGCCGGACAGGAGGAGAAAAAGGCCGAGGCGCGGCCAAGCTGGGAGGAGATTCTGGAGGATCCGGTGTACAAGAGCTGCTATGACGCGGCGGTACAGGGCATCGTGAAGGCGCGGCTCAAAAGCAGGGCCATGGCCGAGGCAAAGCTGGAAAGGCTCGCCCCGGTGCTGGAGGTGCTGGAGGACGCCTACGGCATGACGGAGGAGAGCAATGTCGCGGATCTCGCGCTCATGCTGCGCGAGAGCGCGCTTCTGCGCCGCCCGAGCGGGGAGCAGATCGCCGGGCACCTGCGCGCCCTCGCCGCCGAGGCGGAGGCCCTGCGGGAGAGTGTGCCGGACTTTGATCTGCTGGCGGAGCTGGAGGATCCGGAATTCCTGCGCCTGACCGCGCCCCACAGCGGCGTGAGCCTTGCCGACGCCTATTACGCCAGGCACCGGGCCGAGCGGGAGCGGGAGACGGCGCGGCGCAGTCTTGAGGCTGTGAGCCGCAGCCTTTTAAGCGGCGGCGAGAGACCGCGCGAGCTGCGCGAGACCACCGCGGGCGCGCGCTTTTACCCCAACCCCGCCCAGATGAGCCGGGCCGAGCGGGAGGCGCTGAAAAAGCGCATCCTCGAGGCGAAGGCCCAGGGAAGGAAAATCGGACCGGGAGAGTGAGAGAGAAAGTGAAAAGTGAAGTTATGGAGTCGCTGCGCGACGATTTGAAATCTGTCTGCCGCACGGACTCCGTGACAGGCACACCACACGGAATTTGAAAGGAGATTTTATGGACAACCTGATTTTTGATCTTCAGCATTTTGCTGACGCCGGTACGCTGGTCAATGCCACCGGCAATTTCGTCAACGCCGACACCGGCGCCACCACCGCCTTTGACAGTGCCCACAGCCTCACGGCGGAGCTCAAGGCCTTCTACGACACGGAGCTGCTGGAAAACGCCAGGACCGAGCTTTTCTACGCCCAGTTTGCCAAGCGCCAGCCCCTGCCCGCCAATCACCACGGCGTTGTGGAGTGGCGCAAGTGGAACACCTTCGACAAGGCAGCCAAGCTCACCGAGGGCGTGATCCCCACCGGCCAGAAGTTCGGCGTCACCGCCGTGACCGGCAGCATCGACCAGTACGGCACCTACACCGCCATCACCGACAAGCTGGAGCTGCGCGCCTATGACGACGTGATCCTCGGCGCGACCGAAGAGATGGGCGCCTCCGCCGCCGAGACCCAGGAGGCCCTGATCCGCGACGCACTCTACACCAACACCAATGTCCTCTACTGCGACAAGATCAAGCGCGCAGACGGCTCCGTCGCGGCTACGCCCACCCAGCCCAGCGGCCTTGCCGAGGATGCCACCTATCACTGCCACCTCACGGCCGAGATGGTGAACAAGGCCGTCACCGTGATGAAGAAAAACCGCGTGCCCCGCATCGGCGGCAAGTACTACGCGGTCATCCACCCCTCGGTCGCCCACGATCTGCGCGCCGACGCCGGCTGGATCGAGGCCCACAAGTACGCTTCTCCCGAGCAGATCTTCAACGGCGAGATCGGCGAGCTGCACGGCGTGCGCTTCATCGAAAACGTCTTCGCCCCGGTCATCAAGGGCGAAAACGACACCATCGCCGTCTATGCCACCTACTTCTTCGGCAAGGACTCCTTCGGCATCATCGACCCCGAGGGCGGAGCGCTCGAAATGATCATTCACGACAAGGGCGAGATCGGCGGCCCCCTCAACCAGTTCAGCACCATCGGCTATAAGTTCGAGACCAACGGCGCGACCGTGCTCTACCCCGAGCGCCTGCTGCGCGTGATGAGCACCTCGAGCTTCTCCGGCACCGATGTCACCAATGTGGACAGCAACAACTAAAGGAGGAACAGAAAATGGATAACAAGAGAGTCGAGGTTTTTGTCCCCAGGGGCGCCGACCGCGAGGACCCCAATCTCTTCGTGGGCATCAACGGCGTCAATTACCTCCTGCCGCGCGGCAAGAAGTCCATGGTGCCCAAGGCCGTGGCTGACGAGATCGCGCGAAGCGAGCTTGCCGCCGACCGCTTCTACGCCAGCGTGGACGGCCTGAAGCAGAGCGTGTAACCCCTTCCGCCGCTGAAGCGGTCCCGTTGCCCGCCTTGCCGCAATACCTTTCCCGGGCCATCATAATGGCCCGCCAAAGGTGCGGCTGCGGGAGGCAGGAAGGAGAGGGGGAGCCTATAAGGAAGGTGACCCCCTCAGTCGCTGTGCGACAGCTCCCCCAGAGGGGGAGCCTATAAGGAAGGTGATTTGAATAAAAGCAATGGACATGATCGAGCGGCTGGATCTTCTGGAGCCGAACGACTATTCACCGGAACAGAAGCTGCGCTGGCTCTGGTCCTTGGACGGGAAAATCTACCGGGAGGTCATCAAGACCCACGAGGACGTGTGGCAGCCCTTCCCGGAGGAATACGTCAGCGGTGAGGAGACGCTGCTGGTGGGAGAGCCCTACGGCGAGGACCTGTACTACTATTATCTCCAGTCCATGGTGGCCGCCGAGAACGGGGAGACCCAGCGCTACAACAAGCGCATGACCCTCTTCAACAGCGCCTGGCAGGGCTGGGTGAACTGGTACAACCGCAGCCACAGGCCCCGCGGGCAGGGCGGGCGCTTCCGGTTTT